CGCTCAAGGAATGCTTCGTTGAGAACATTGGTGCCGATGAAACGACCGTCATCAGAACCTTTGCCCTTGGTGTTGGCAGTGGCAACGATGTTGAAACCAGCAGCAGGTTGCACATACTTGCCAATCTTCTTCAGGAAGATACCCTTACCCTCAAGGATAGATTGCAGGCACAGGATTTTGTTAGAAGCAAGGTCAACTTCATCTAGAAGGAGAACTGCTCCACGTTCCAAAGCCTCCACGACGGGTCCATTATGCCAGACAGTTTCGCCATTAACAAGACGGAAACCACCAATAAGATCATCCTCGTCAGTTTCAATGGTGATGTTGACACGAACCAGCTCCCTATTTAGGGAAGCACATGCCTGCTCAACAACAAAGGTTTTACCATTACCAGACAGACCAGTAATGAACATGGGGTAAAACAGACCCGACTGAATAACTTTTTTTACATCAGCAAAGTTACCGAACGGGACAAAAGTAGCATCTTTGATGGGAATAAGATCAATACTTTCCCGTTCAGGAACAGCAGAAGATGCCTGATAGGTTTGCTCAAGACGTTCTTGAACCGTCAAATTCCAGCGACCATAACCAATTTTATACTGCTCAAGTCGCTTGGTAATCGTAGGATAAGAAACATTAAATTCATCAGCAGCAGCTTTTACTGCATTGCTGCTGATCTCAGAACCATAGTTTTCAGACAGGAACGAAATCAGTTCGTTGGTGTTGAGGTTAGACATTCGAGGCATTGGTTTGTTTCGTTGATGTACTCAGTATAGGGGTAAAACCACCCCAGATTGGGGTGGGATGGACAGTTCCTCAAGCGACATACTCAATAAAAGAACTGAGAATCTTTTTGTTGAGGGTCTTTGCTTTGAGGGATTTCTTAAATGCAGTGCGAATCTGAGCATTTGTAGCATCATCTGAAACTTCAAATTCATCGCTTTCATTTAAAGATGTAGAGGACATCGCATACAAAGCATCGTAACCATTGTCCTTGATGATAAAGGAACGATTCTTCTTCCACACTTTCTTAGTTGACTCAGAATATTCTCCAGCATAGGTGTAGAAGAAGTTGGCAACATCACGACTAGGAAGAACTCGAATGCCGATGAAGTTAACCTGTGGAAGATTCTCCCTCAAGTTAGTAAGAAGAATGTGAGTAACACCACCTTTCCAGTAGTGATCATTCCAAGAGGGTTTGTAAACTCGACCGATCTTACGATCTCGAATCTGACAAGAAGTGTTCAATCCAACACGACCCCAACGATCCTTGGTTTTGTCGTAATAATCTTTCGTCTTAACTACACGAGCAATGCTTGCAGATTCACCATCAGTGAGAATAACAGTGTTAACTTTTTGGAGTTTGTTATCCTTGATGAACTTAGGAAGCAGTTGACGAAGAACAATCAAAGATTCATTCAGAGGAGTTCCAGAAAGTCCAAGACCAGCAGGGCAAAGATCCCAAGACCGCTTTTGGAAAGCATAGGCAAGAGTAAAAATATTCTTACAGTCACCTTCAAACTCAGCAGAATTGCGAGTGTGAGAAAGCATGTTCAGAAGACGGAAGTTCCTGTACATGTAAAGAGTGTTGTTTTCAAGAACTTGAATCTCAGAACCATCGTCCTCGTAGGACTCTCGGGTATCCGAATAGTCATAGGTAAATGCATAAACCTCGAAAGGAATGTTGACCTTCTTACAGAACCACACGAGGTTCAAAAGTTGCTTGACAGTATCAAGAATAACATCTTGCATAGAGCCAGACCAGTCAAGAACAAAGACAAGACCGTGACTCTTTCCATCAGGGATGATAGTTACCTTCTTAAAGAGATCATCATTGTACTTGTAAGTGTGGAGTTTAGAAGTATCAAGAACTCCAGTTCGAGAAGTTGCAGCACGAGCATATGCATCTGCTGACTTCTTACACTCAAACTCTTTGACAAGATATGACACACCACGAGATGCATCCTTCTTATAGTGAGCGTAGTGATTCAGTGATTGCTCGTAAACTTCTTTACGCCAAGTACCCTCAACAAAATCAGTAGAGTAGAAGTTCTTACAAAGTGCAGATATTTCAGCAGTGGGAATAACTACGTTGTTAAGAATGACTTCTGGGAACTCAACATAGGTGGTTTCTACCATTCCATGGTTGATCAGTTTCTTTTGGTTCTTCTCAAAAGCACTTTCGGTTTGAGATTCAAAGTCATTAGAGAGTCCACCCTCAGGAGTGCTGGATACCTTGTCAGGTTGAACCTCTTCTCCAGACCCCTCAGAATCCCCTTCAGAATCGCCTGTAAGGTCGCTCTGCTCACTGTTAGGTGTCTCTACCTCAGTGACGCTGCTATTAGAGGATGGTTCGCTATTGGTTTGTTCAGGGTTGAAGGGAAGGTCGGTTTTCTTCCGATCTTCATTTTCTTTCTTGACATGCTCGAACAGCATCAAAGAAACCTCAAGAACATCAGCAAACGTTTCAGAAGTTTCAACCAATTCAACGAACTTGTTTTCTTCTTGAGAAAATGGGACAGGAGTAAAGAGTCCGATCTTAAAGTGAAGGTTGATGCGATCAATCAGATTCATCTTGCTCAGATCTTCATCAGCAATGCTGAAGAAGTCATCATCAGAAAGTTCTTTGTATCCTTTGTGAAAGGTCTTAGCAAACCCAGGAAACTTACGCTTCATCAAACGCTCGATGCGAGCATCTTCAACAACGTTCACAAAGGAAGGAGGAACGTTCTTGTAGTTATCTTCACGCCAGTCAATGTTGGGGGTATACAGTGCATGACCAACTTCATGACCAACCAGCAGGTCATAGACAATGGAGGAAGCTTTCTGCCACATAGGCAGAGTCAAAACACGTTCTTGTACGTCAAAGGATGCAGTGCTGACTTGCTTGTGCTCAACGATCAGGTTTTCAGTAGCGAGCAGGCGAGCAAGGTTGTCTTTGACTTCGTGGGAAAAGGCGATCATTGGAAGTCCGAATCAGTATGGACATATGATACAGAAAAAGGTCGCCCTTTCGGACGACCCATGTGACGCTTTTTAAATTGTCTGAGCGCCTCCTTACGTGCTCTCATTGCCTGAGGTTTCAGGCGGCGCTTCTGATCCTTCTTACTGTGGTGTTGCCAGTTAGGTACTTTCATTGATCTGTACGGGTTTGGAGAAGTTCTTGACCTTCTTGAACTGTATCACATTATCGAACTTATCGTGCAGGATGTCCTGCTTGTGTGAGATAACGAACACATTGTTACCCTCCGTAATGTTCCGAAGGATGTTGATAAAGTCAGCAGTGCCGTTACTATCTAGCGAACTGTCAAAAACTTCGTCCAAAATGAGAAGGTTGGTATTGACCGAGTTCTTCAGTTTGGCAACCTCTCTCCAAGTGAACAGCAGTGCCAGATCGATCCTCATCTTCTCACCCTCAGAGAAAGAAGCGTAAGAAAACTCATCTCTGAATCTGGACTTGATCGTTTCATTAAAAGTATCGTCAAGATTAAAATTCACATAGAACTCAAGTTCTTGAAGATACTTATTGATCAGGGTGTTCATGACAGGAAGATACTTCTTGATGATACTGGACTTGACTCCACCATCTTTAAGAATCTCAGCAACCATCTTAAGTTCAGTTTGCTTTTTAATCAACTGACGACGTTGCAGTTCCTGGGACTTACCTTGTTCAATCAACGTTTTGATCTTCTCTGTCTCATCAACAATAAGAGAATCATTAGAGTTGATAGATCCAATCTCCGTCAGAGTTTCAGCAACCCTCTTTTCATTCCATTCTACCTCTTTGAAGCACTCCCTAATTTTAGATTGCACTTCATTGATAGTATCAAGAATTTCTTTTCTCTCAGAAAGAACTTTATTGACTTCCTTCTGATCGTTAGAAAGTTTATCAAGTGCTTGCTTAAACTTTTCAATCTTACCAGTCGTTTCAGTAATCTTGGTCTCTTTGAGATCTTCGCTGATCTCTTGATTACAAGTAGGGCAACTAGCGTTGTTGGTAAAAAACTTTTGCTCTTTAGTCAACTCCTTGATCTTACCACTAAAGGTAATGTCATACTCTCTGAGTTTATTGACCCTAGCATCAATATCAGAATACTTCTCAACCTCTTCGTTTAAAGCATCCATTCTAGACATGTAACTTTCAACTTGTTCTTTCTTAAGTCGAATGTTTTCTTCTAGAACTGAGATGACATTCTCTTTCTCTTCTTTGTTCTGCTCACTCTGATCTTTGAGATTCTGAATGTACTTACGTTGTACATCCACTTTCTCTCTCAAGATTGAGACAGCATACTCAAGATCACTAACCTCTTCCTTTGCAATTTTAACTCTCTCTTTCAGAATCACATTCATAGTAGAAAAGATTCTGATGTCAAGGATGTCTTCGATGACTTCCCTTCGACCAGCAGCAGGTAACTGCATGAAAGGAACAAAAGTAGAAGAACCAAGAACAACAATCTGAGTAAATGATTTGTAGTTAAGTTTCAAAACATTTTGCTCTAACCACTTCTGCTGATCAACAGCAGCTGCAGTTTGATCTAGGATACTATCGTTCTTATAGATTTCAAAGATGGTGGGTTTCATGCCACGAACAACTTTCCAGTTGATGCTACCAATTTGAAATTCTATCTCAACTTTACAATCTCCATGATTGATTGTATTGACAAGTTGAGGTTTATTAATCTTTCGAAATGGTTTGTTGAAAAGACCAAAGCAGAGAGCATCCAGAATAGTGGATTTGCCTGCTCCATTTTCTCCAACGATGAGTGACTTTTGATGAGTTGTTAAATCAATATCAGTAAAGTTATTTCCTGTACTCAGGAAATTTTTCCATTTAATAGTTTTAAATTCAATCTTCTAATTTGGGGGGAAATAAAATGTCATCAGGGGTGACTATGCAATATGCATAACCATGTTCTTCGCAAATCTCAATTGCTAAATCATCATCGACTTCAATTACAGTCATCTCAGGATAGTCATCTGCGAACAAAAGTTCAGAGTGCCTTTCAGCATCCTCCTCGTCTAGAAAAAGATACAGAACGTTAGTGTCCCCCACTTGGGGGGCATATGCTCCTTCGTTTTCTTTACCTTTAACTGTTAACAGATACATTATTCTACTTGAAGAGATTCAACGTATATTGAATTTATAATGTTTTTGAGATTGTCTTTTTCTTCGTAGTCAATTTCATCGATGTATTTTTCAAGGAATGAAAGAGTACCTTCAACTTCGATATCACCATTGGTTTGAATTTCCTCATGAGTATTGTCAATGATTTTTAATTCATGAATACCCACCTGATAGAGGCGTTCAACAAACATATCAAAGTCATAGTAGTTCTTTTTCTTCTCTACAATCAACTTGATAAACTTGTCCTTGTAATGTTCCCCACTGATCATAGCATAGTTTGTGGTCTCATCATTGTAGAAGATCTTCTCAAACATGTTGATCGGATTCTTAATGAATTGCAGTTTAGCAGTTTCAGTGTCAAACAAATGGAACCCACGAACATCTCCATAGTCATTCCAATACATTTGATATGGGTTACCCAGATAGTAAATGTTATCGGAGTGTGACCTGTGATGGAAGTGCCCAGAAAATACTTTCTTGAATTTAGAAAACACATCACGACTCATGCCATGATCCATGTAGTATCCAACGTGTGCCTCAAACCCAGACAGCTCAAGATGACCCATTGCAATTTTTGCTTTGGTGTTTGAGATCTCTTCAAAGGTTTCGGTCTCGTTCTCAACGCAAATCCAAGGGACAAAGCAGATGTCCATACCACCAACATTAAGTGTTTGTGGATTAGTGATCTGAACAATATTAGGATACTCAGTCAATAACAGTTTAACTGCATTCAGGTCTAGAGTATTCTTATAGTAGGAAGTGTGGTTACCAACCACTGTATATACAGCACAACCACGGTCAGCAAGTTTGCTGTAGTAGTTTTCCTTTGCCCAATCCAGTGACCAGAAATCAATTGACTTACGATTGTCAAAGGTATCTCCAAGATCGATGACAGTATCAATCTTATGTTTGTCTAGGGTTGGAAAGAAGACCTCATCATAAAATCTCTTCATGTAATCATGAAAGATCTGACTACCCTTCCTCATGCCGAAGTGCTGGTCAGTGATAATCGCAACCTTCATTTCAACCCCTCATTTTTTGTTCGAGCGAATTCTTAATGCCGTCGTAGTACACATCGTTGCCAAGTTCGTCAGCAGTGAATACCTCACTGTACCCTGACTTCTCGATCATCTTTTGTCTGATGTCAACTTGCTTTTTCTCTTTCTGGATTCTACGAAGAAAAGCGTAGTAGATGATCTGAGTAAAATAAGCGAAAGGGTTCTTTGACTTCTCGGGATCGAAGTTATCAATGTATGTAATGCAGTTTTCGATACCATCGCCAATCATGTCATCCTTGAACATGTAGTTGACGAAGTTTGGTTTGTAGGAAAGGTGGGTGGCAATCTTAAGGAAGCACCCCCCGATGTACTCACCCACAGGTGGTTTTGGATCGCCATTTTTTTGTGCTGCTTCTACTCGGTTCTTATACTGGATAATAGCGTGTAAGAAGTCCTTGTTGTTTACGTAATGTTCTTTTTGTTTTGACATTGAAACTAAATTGTCTTCTCATGACATTGTAGCACATAAAGGGGGGCTTGACAAGACCCCCGTATCTGTGTATAATAACTGGGTCAACAGTTCAGAGAAGCTTTAAGTACTTAAGATTCTTTATTATCTTTGATATCTTCTAAGAATACTTTCTCTAGTAACTCTCTAGCATCATCTATAGAGGATATCAAACCCATATCATTGTCTAAAGGAATATGACCTCTAACTCTTTTTCTAGGAGTATGGGGTCTTTTTTTATTGTTAATGTTATCAAGTTTACTAAGACCTGACTTATAGAAATTAATTACATGAGTTGGAACCTCAGTAATAGTTACTAGATCTTCACCTGAAATAATGAATTGAGATTGATGAGACACTTTCATCCATGCTTTAAGTTTCATACCCTGAATTACTCCAGGGATATCAATCTCTTCTACCTCTATTGGATTTTCTATTACAAGAGTATCAGTTTCAGGATTGGCGTTTTTTACATAGCA